CATTAATCCTCTAGTCGTAGGTGGATACGGTCATCAACTCGTTTACCTCTGTTGGGTATATGAGAAATCCTTTCGCTGGATTGTCGGAGTTGGGTGCGGCGATTTTAATTTGGAGTTTGTTTTTGTTTGCTCTCAAATATTTTTTTAATCTGCCGAGTTCTATTATACAGAAAGCGTTGGGTGCAAACATATACACCCACCATTTCGCTGTTGTTACCGCTATACCAGATGGCTTCCAGCCTGCGTTTCGTGGGTTCTGTTCGAACTCCACAAAAATTCTTCCGTTGCGGAACCTGTCGTACTTCACTTCGAATGAACCTTCGCTCAAATCTGCAAGAAACTGTTTAACTATTTCTTCGCCTTGATGACCGAACGCTAAATCTTTTGTGAAATCATGCGGGTTGATGTCATGCGAAGGGACATAACCTTCGGTGCGTTTAATATCAGTCATTCGTTTTGACTGACTCGTAGCCACGATTCAAGAAACCATCCAATGCGGAACGTTCGCGTGGTGACACACCAAGTTTCTGCACAAACTTATCTGCGTTATAGATTCGTTCCATTAAACATTCGTACAGTTCTCGTGCTATGTCTTCCATCAGTAACCTGCTTTCTTTAAAATGGTTATCAAGTCTTCAAGTCTTAAGACCGCATACTGGTCTGCTGGGTTGCCGTAACTGCGACGCTTAGCCACAACTATTCCAAGTTCAGCGTTAGCGTTGTCACGTTCAACTTGTGCTTCATGTAACCATGTTGAGAAGTTGAGAACCTTCTGGTTTTTGCATTCCCAAACAAGTCGCGGGTCTGTGCCAGCGATATCACCTTTGTCGTTCATCCCGTGTAACGTTCGCCGTTCCACATGAGGGTAGAACTGTGCAAGATAGTTCACTATGAAGGTTTCGAAACTGGTTCCTTTAGCGCGTTCCTTGGACACGAGCCGACTCCTCTGCTAACAGTTGACGCAACAAAAGGCTTCTGCTGACACCACGTTTCTTGCATAGTTGTTTGATTGTTTCCATTTGGTCTGCTGTTAAACGCAAAGCAACTATCGCCGTTGAACGGGTTTTACCTGTCGGGTCTACTGTCCGATAGTTAGCCATTGGTTACACCTTTTAGTTCTGTGAACGCTGTACGCAATGTTGATAGGTCTTTTTGTAAGATTTGTCCAGCCCAGTTCAAGCCTGCTTTTTCTGCGACGGCGTTGGGTACTAGCCCTGCTTTTTCGCAGGCATCAACGAACTGTTTCACCTGTGTTTTGGTGAGTGGTGCGTTGTCGTCAGTCACGGTGGAAGCCACAGCCTTGCCTGCTTGTGGCTTCCCCGCTACTGCTGACTTGTCATCCCATTCTGATTTAGACCAGAGCGATAGACAGATACCGAAGCGCATGGATGCGTTGCGTAGGAAATCGCCGATGAGTTCTTTGTCTAGGTCTGGTTTGTCTGCGCGTACCGAGCCGACACCGAGGATTGATTTCCCGAGGATGGTGAGGTGTGCCCACATGACTGCCATGCCGTTTACTTCTGTGATGGCTGGTCTGCCGTTCACCCATCCGCATGGTTCCCATGACCACATTGGGTCGATGTCGATGAGGATGCGTGTGATTTCTGCGTGACCTACGAAGTCGAGTTGGATGCCACCTCGCGGTAGTTTCCCTACGATTGACGGGTCTGGTACTGCGTATTCGGTGAGGATATCTTCTAGTTTCATACTCGTTCCCCTTTCAAGAGAAGTGTTCTGTTGGTTACTTTCTTACTGTATTTCTCTGCTATTGCTGGTTCTAATGCTTTTAATGCCTTGATGTCTAGGCTCGCCCATGTTCTGCCTTTCCATGTGGCGATGATTGTGCCGTTCACGGTGGCGTATTCGTTTGCGCCTATCATGTCGCACAGTTCTGCTTTCAATCTGTCTTCCATTTCTTGGTATGCTTTCAATTCTTTCTTAACGTGTTTCAACTGCTCTACCAGTTCTGATGCTGTTGGTGGCAGTTCCACAGATGTGCCTGTCGGCTTCTGGTAGCGGGTGCTAATCGTTTCATATGACCAATGCACACCATCTGGGGTGATGCCAAGGTCTATGGATGTAAGCCATTTTGCTACCGCGTCACAATGCTCCTGCTTTTCTTCGTCGGTTATCTTTTGTTCATGGATGTAGAGAACCATTGTTGAGTCGAACACAGCCCATGTGATGAGGTCTACGTCAGCGCAGATGGCTTGTTGGATGCCTTGGATGCGCCAATAGTCTGGCAGTTCGCCACCCCATTCACGGCTCATCGTTTTGATTTCCAACACTTTGCGTTCGTCACCGTTCTCGTAGAGTCCGTCGAGGGTGGCTATCATGCGTGCGCCTTCAGGTGTTTCTGCGCTAAACATTTCCTCTGGTGTTGTGTATGGGATGCCTGTTTTGTCTACAGCCCATTGCAACACGAAAGGTTCCAGACGATTCCCTCGTTCCATCGCAGGGTTCGGTGGTATCGGTGATGGTGGTACGTCGCCTAATAGTTCTGCGGCGTATTTGTCTGCTGGTACGAATGGGTGTAGCCCGTAGATTGCGGCGACTGCTGATGCGGATACCCGTTTGCGTTTCTTGTCATCCCAGAATCTGAGGTCTAGCCAGTCTTGTTCCCCGTGTGTGGGTTTGGTGATGCGTTGTAACGTGATGTTCATGTCTTCCCTTCTCGTAATTGATACTTGTAATACTGTATAGCAGATTGGGGTGGCTGTCAACCCTTTAAGAAAGAATTTTTATTTGCTCAACCATCTTCAAAGGAATAGCAAGAATGTGGTCTGCGGAATCCTCAATATAAGATTGCGCGATAACAATATGGTTTGGTTTAGCGTCAGGCAACAACCAGCCAACGGAATGTACGACGGCTGGTTCTTGTTCGATTTCTGTTGTTGGCATCCACCCTGTTGATACCGAATGGGCATCGTGCCATATCAATAGCACCATCGTGTTTTTGTACCCTTCGGTCATAGCATCAGTTTACTCGCTGGGTGTAGCGAGGTGAGGGTTTAGTTGCGTCGATTAAATGGTCTAAAGCGTTGAGTGCTTCGAAGAATTCTTGTTCTTCGGTGTGGCTGGCGACCCTTGCTTTTACTAAGAATTTCCTTATATTGTATAGCGTTTCTCTTGTCATAGGACTTGACAAGATAGCAGGTCGACGAATTGTTAGTCGGTTGTTTCCGAGTAATTTGCGTGGCTCATAGCCATTAGTTTTCCGTCTGGTTTATAGGCAATCCATGTCGGGGCGTCAGGGTCGCAACGGCATCCGATTGTTTTGTTGGGCTGATGCGTAACAAGTGTGTTACATTTATTGCAGAATGCTGTCGGCACACTACCTCTTGTGTTCTTGAAGATGACTTTCTAAACCGTCAGCAACCTTATCAACTTTATGCTCAACCCTGTTCACACTACTGAACACGTGTTGCAACATACCAGCAACAACAGCATGGTCTTCCCGATTCTCTTTACGAAACATTGCAAGAAGAGTGACAATAATCCCACCGACCGCTGTGACAACAGCCGACAGTATTAAAGCCCACCCGCCATCCATTATGCAGGCTTAACTTTTGCTTCGAAATCCAACACCGCTTGCGGCAAATTGTCGCCACACACATAACGGATATGCCAAGGCTCTGATTGAACTTCCCAACTGAACCCAAACTTTTCACAGTTCTGCAACATCCAATCCAAACGCAAACCGTTAGCAGACCAAACATCAACAGCCAAACCCCACCCATGGTTACTAGTGCCTGGGGATGCCATCGGCGCCATACCTTTTTTAAGGAACCATTTCTTCCCCTGATAGGTGCGAGTGGTGTTAGTCCCTGTGTCCTTTAACACAAACCGTGACATGAATCCTGCTAATTGCTGGTCGAAAGAACGGTACGCATCTGCGCTCGAAGTCGGCTTAAACGGTTTAGTTCCTTCAGCCTGCATAGCGGCGTCATGTAACGCTTCCCAAGCACGTGCCGCAAGATGATGCAACTTCCCCGAAGGTGTGATAGGGCGCATGATGTCGGCAGGTAGTTTGCCGTTCTGCGCTCCCTTTAAATCTTTTGGGAGTACAAGTTTTGCGACAGGTAACTTCATTACTTCTTTTTCTTAGCCTTTTTGCCGTATTCCTTCATGCGTTCTTTAGCACCTTCCATCTTCTCGTGCTTCATTTTCGCTTTCTTTGAAGAATACTTTTCACCTTTTGACATCACTTGCCTGCTTTCTTTTTTGCTGATCCGAAAGCCTCAGCGATTTCTTCTGATGTGAGTTCGCCGTCAACTGATGCGGCTGCAAGTTTCTGCACAACACCGAACAAGGCTGTGAGTCCTGCGACGCAGGCTGATTTGACGACATCGACGCCGACGATTGCGCCACCGGTGATGATCGGTAGGGCTGA